GGTCAACGTCACCCGGCACGAACTTCTTGAGCCGGGACGTACCGTTGAGCGGGCTGTACGCGGATGCGTCAGCCGTGCCGAACGCATAGTCGATGGAGATGACTTCCCCGAGCGCTACGCCATTCCATGAGATGATCGTGCCTTGGGCATCTTGGGCCATGTGACCCTCCCAAGATCACTGGACAACGCTGAAGACCGCTTGACCCTTGACCAGTTCGTTGGTCTGCCAAGTCACGCTGAACGACTCGCAGGTGGCGGTCGCCCCCGTCAACTGCTGGGCCGTGACCCCCGCGACGTAGCTCACCAGCGAGATGACGCCCGACGCACCTTCGGCGGGGGCAATCGTCCCGAGGATGCTCATGGTCACCTTCCGCGGATCCTTCAGCGGAGCTTGCTGAGTTCGCTTGAACGACCCCTTGGCCTGCCCGAGATGGGCCGCATCCAGCATCGAGATGGACCCGCCGAGGTCGAGGTTGGTGGCCTCAAACGTCGATCCAGCGAAGGTGAGGATTGTTCCCTGGGAGTCATCAACTGGCATGGGAGTCGCTCCTGTAGAGTGGTGAGGTCAGTGTGCCGCCCAGCCCCCGTCCCCTTGCAGTTCGTCAGGTCAGTTTCTTTACTGACCGCTGAGCCAGCGCCATCATCGCGCTTTTCATGGTCTCTTCGATGACGCTCCGGTTGCGAAAAAAAGCTCTCCAGGCAAGGTTGAACGCGGGCATCTTGCCTCGGGGGCCAGACCGCGGCGGCGACCCCCGTTCGACAAGTCCGGCATGAGGAGCGACCCCGTGGCGATACCCGACGAGGCCCATAGCGGTCACGTTGGAGCCAGCCCCTAGCTGCTTGATGACCACACCGGGAGACGCCCGAAGCCGGCCGGTCCTGCTCCCCATCTTCGAAACTTCCTGGCGAAGCGATGCCAGGGCAGGCTGAAGCGCCCGGTCCATCACGGCCGTGATCTCACTGATGGGGATCCTGGCGTTGTCGTACTTGCCAGCAAGCCCACGGACGTTGTCCTCGGTGGTGTCAAGGTTCCACTGGCTCATGCTGTGTCTTCCTCCACCCGCAGTTCGTAGGTCTGCGTCACCGTGTAGTCAGGAAGCATCTGTGCATCCTGAGGGACTTCGGCCCCGTCAGACTCGGACATGAACGTGCATCGCTGAACCGTGCATCCATTCAGCGTTCCGCGGAACCGATTCAGTGCCGCCCTGACCTTCTCGGCTGCATCCAAAGCGCCCGCGTAGCTCCGGTCGTAGACCTTGACCTCAAGCATCACCACAGGACGCGACACGGTCCCGCTCAGTGACGCCGGGGACTGCGTACTGGCCCGCCGAAAACACGCGAGCGGGTACGGTGTGTTCTGCGGTGCGATGATCGGATAGATGCGAGTGCCGAAGACCGGCTGCGTCGATGCGTGAGTGCTCAGCCAGTTGAACACAAGCGACGAGAGCTTGCGACCCATTCCGTTTGCCATATCAACCCCCCGCTCCGTTTGGGATGTGACGCTCAACACAAGTGAGGATCATGTAGAGCCTGCTCTCGTACTCATCGATCGCGGAAATCTCTAGCCGTCGCCCGCCGTAGTCGATCCACATGGATGACTTCAGGGCAGGGAGCATACGGATAACAACCTTGTAGAGCGTGATGCCAATTTGCTGGCCGAACTGCTGCTGCTCGCGCGAAGAGAGCGGACGCACTGCCCCCCACACGACAGCAACCAGCGAAGGAACGAGTGTCACTTCTCCCGTGTCGTTGCGGACTTGAACTGCTTGATACACCTTCAGCCGGTTGTCCAATTCGCCAGCGCTTATAGGCATCAGTAGCCTCCCCAACGAACCGTGTTCAGCATGGCTTTCACGCCGAACGGCACCTCACTCAAAGCGCTGTCGGTTGTCATTTCACGATTGCGGTAAAGGTGAGCAACGAGCATGAGGATCGCTGACTTCACGGCCGCAGGCACCTTGGTCCCGTCCTCACCGTACCCCGCCCACCAAGTCAGCGTGACTGCGTTTCGATCAATGATGTGGGCAGGCCAAGTCTGGCCGTAGAGCGTCCTCACGCCACCGGGGGTCTGCTGACGATCGACGCGATAACTGCTGGGGTCAAGCGTGAAAACCGTGCCGATGCCGTTGACGATGCCGGATGTGTAGGTCAGGGTGACATCCGTGAAACCAGTTGCCGTTGCCATCGGCGGGAAGGGGAGGCGGAACTCCCAAGGGAAGGCGTCGGTGCGAAGCTGCCACTGCGTGTGAACGAACGTCCGCTCCGTGTACCGCTCGGCCCACTCCCTTGCCGCTGAGATGTAGGCAGCGAATAGAGTCAGGTCTTCGCTGGTGTCATCCACGCGGCATTGAGCCTTGGCCTCGGCAATCGACACCGGCTCCACGGTCGGCTGCGTCAGCCGTACCAGCGAGCGATATTCGACAAGGCTGCGTTCAAGCGGCGTTCTCGTCGTTGACATCCTTGCCTCCAACCTTCCAGGTGCCGGCAGGCTTGCCGGATGATGCGTAGCTTCGCGTTGATTGGTGAACTGCCCCTGACAGATCAGTGTTGGGCCATGTCACGACGTACTCGCCATGACCAATGACCACTCGCGGCGTGACGAAGATGCGGTTGCCGCTCGCTCGCCACTGTTGCCAGAAGAACATATCATCGTCCACCCGGCCATCGTCCCACTCGCCGTCATCGTTCGGCTTGGAATGAAACCAAGGCTTCCGCATGCGCCTGAGCGCCGCAGTCGAGATGATGGTGCATCCAAAGTGCGCCGCATCCACTTCCTGAGCAGCAGCGCCAAACCAGTCGGGCGTCAGGCCGGCGCTTTTGGTTTTGCCTGCCCCCTGAAACGCCCCGAGCGGGGTGATCATCACCCGACCGTCATCACGCTTCGTCTGGAACGGGGCGAGCGCATCGCACCCTAAGGCCATCGTGGTTGCGAACAGCCGCTCGATGTCTTCACGCGACATGAACGAATCGTAGTCGACGGCAAGAATGTACTCGCAATCGTCAATGGCTTCCTTGAAACCACGCGACAAGCACTGGCTCCAGAACGCACCCTGGATGATCGTCGGTTCAATACCGAGCGGTAGAAGCGCCTTCCACCAAACCATGTGGTTGCTGGTGAATGACAGCCGTGGCATGGACATGACCGCTTTCACGCGGATGTCGGCTCTCGTGGATCCAATCTCAACCAGCATCGTGGGCTTCTCCGGGGGCTGCAAACGAACGCGGGCGGGGCGTCATGCCCCGCCCGCGAGGGCGTCATGCAGCATGGTCAGCCTGTCAAGCTGATCAGCCGACGTAGGTCACATTCGGGGCGAGGTTGACACCAAGCTGGCCGCTGACGGAAGCCAGCGCACCCTTGGTCGCGGCATTCCACGGCAGTTGCTCGCCCTTCGACAGACGGGCCACGGTGTAGATCGAGCCGGTGGCGTTGCCCGTAGCCAGGACTCGGAGGTAGCGACCCTGCTGCCCCTTGAGATCCACATCAAAACGAACCACGTTGTCGGTGGTCGTATTGACGGGGTGGGGGATCGTGAAGTTTGCCGTCGCCGGGAGGGTCGTGGCAGTCGATCCGGTGAAGTTGACGATGTCGGCGTAGGTCGTGCCGTCACCCTGCTGGAGCTTGAGCGAGGTCGCCACTGCTGACGCGGTTCCGGCGGCTGCGACCTTTTCGAACACAACGTCGATCGACGCATGGCTGAAGCCGATGGTGTCGATCACCGGGGAATGGGTCTGGCTGGTCGTCAGGTTCTCGTCCAACACAGCGACGGTCTTGGAAGCTTCGACGAAGTTCACAGGGTTGCTCCTGCAGGTGGCGGTGACGGTGAATTAAACGTGCGATTGAGTCCGCTGGGGGGGGGGCTTGGGCACCCTCCCCCCAGCGTCAGCAGTCATGGTCAGGAGGCAGCAGCCCTGAGTGCCACGATCGGACCCGCGGCGGTCGCAGAGCCGATGTCGTGGTTCACGAGCGAAGCACGGGCGGTCGTGAACGTGAACGTCTGGTCGTATTCCATGAAGCGGTCGGCCGAGGTCTTGACCGTGATCTGGCGGCGATCACCGAACGAGGAGGACATGCTCATGTCCCCGAACGCACAGAGGATCTTGCCCGCCGTGCCGGTGGCATCACCGAGCATCGACACGACCTGACGAACGGGGTATCCGAGGAAGGTGTCAGGCATCGCGCCGGCCACATCATCCTTCTTGTTGCCGTTCTGGGTGATCATCAACCGGGCCATGCCAGCAGCCCAGCCGTACGGCGAAATGTACCACTTCGCGTTTCGCCGGGCGAAGACCGGCAGGCGAGCCATGACCGCCGTGAAGTCGGGGATCGTCAGCGTGTCGAACGTGGTGCGGCCAGTGCCTGCCGTCACCACACCCCTTGCGTTCGCCAGATTCGACAAGGCCGTGATGAGCCCGGTCGTGCCGTGGAATGCCGGCCCGCCGTCACCGACGAAGCCAGCATCGTCCCAGGCCTGCGCGAAGGCGAGCGCGTTTTCGATGGCCAGTTCGTCGGCCAGCCCAATCGGGCTGTCTTCGATGAGGCTATTCGGGGTGCGGTTGCCCGATCCCCACAGCTTCGCCACCAACTCGACTTGGTTGTAGGTGATCTGGCTCTCGGGCGGCGTGTCGTTCTCACCGATCGGCTGGGCCTTGAGGCCACCGACACGACGAGGAACGAAAAGCTGGTCGCTCTTCATCGACCGACGCTTGGCCTCGGTGGGGAAGACGCCGTATTCCTCGACCAGACGGATCACCTCCGTCGAGAACTCGGGGGGCGTGAGAACACCACCGAGAGCATTGACCGAGCCCGACTGCGCCCGGACCTCATGCTCGACACACCAGCGGCGAGCCTCGGCGTCACCGAAGACGTAGCCGCGAAGGTGCATCCCGACGCGGTACGCCCGCTCGTCGCCGTCGGGGCCAAGGAACACCTTGGATTTCGGCTGGCCACGGGGGACAGCCGGGATCGAACGCCGCTCAGGCTCACGGCCCGAAGAAGCGGATCCGTCGTTGCCCGAGTCGTTCGACTTGCTGGCGGGAGCGCTGCGGTCGAGAACCGAACGCAGTTCCTTCTGACGCGCTTCCATGCGCTCATGGAACTCGATCCGCCCCTTGATCTTGGCGGCTCGCTCAGAGAGTTCCTCCATGCGTTGAACGCTCTCCTCGGGCATCCCCTTCTCCTCGGGAGCCATTTCCTCCAGAGCGCCCATCTCGGCGAGAACGCTGGTAAGTTCGTCGAGCAGTGCCTTGACTTGGGAAGTCGCCACGTGGAGGGCTCCTGTGCGGGTGCGGTGGAACGCGAGTCGCGTCCAACGCACTTTCAGGCCCAGCCCCCCAACCCTTGCAGTTCCGCGAGCGCGTGTTTTATTACGCGCGCCTGCGGACTTCTGCCGCAGAGACGATCTGCTTCCCCGTCGCCTTGCAGCGGTCGCACCGCAAGTAGCGAACCTGTTGCTCGCCGCAACGAACGCTGCTCACGGTAGAGAACCTTCCTGCCCGGCACTCCGGGCAGGACTCACCCGATCTTGCGGCCATGCTTTTTGAGGAACTCCCGGTATTCGGCGGAACGGCGAGCCTGCGGCTTCGGCCGCTTCGCACTTCCAGCCTTCATGAACTGGTCGAACGAACGCTTGGCAACCTCGACGTCAGAATCCGGGTAGGCCGGGTACGTCGTGGGAGAGACGTCGTACAGAGCTTCGATGTCCGTCACGGTGCGAACAGAACGGCCATTCTCCACGCCCCAATGCTCGCCGCCCGGTGCGCAGATGAACCCGAACGACGAACCCTTGACGATGCCGTCTTCGATGTTCATGCGCAAGTCTTGGCCGTAGGAAGTTCGCGGGAACGGGAACTCGTACCGCAGGCCACGCTCATCAACGATCAGCCGAAGCGTGTCTGGGTAACGGGCCAGCGGGTAGTTCGCGTCGTGGTTCCACAGGGCTCTCGGCTCGATCGGGAGCGGTGCTTCCCGGTTGGTCAGAACCCGATCGAAAGCGCGAGGGTCGATCCGCTCCACGAAGTCCCCCGCCGCATCCCGAAGATCCAGTGACAGGAGGCCGAACACGCTGGCATACCCAACGCACCATTCTCTCCGCGTTACCTGAAGCCCTCCATCGACCGTCGCCTCAGTCGCCTCATCGGCCCGCGTTTCGACTTTGATGGCGGGAAAACCAAGGATGGAGCTGAGAAGCGTTCGGCGTTCGATGTTCACTGAATTGCTCCTTTGAAGCGTTGCTGATTCTTCTCTGGCGTTCATCTGTCTGGTGAGCTTTGCGCACCACGCTTTACCAGGGTCTCCACCCCACAAACCCCAGGCAATTCTCCCGTTTGAAGGAAACCCCTTCTCGCCTGGTGAAAAGCCCTCGCCCTTTTTGTCGACTTCGTGCCTTGCGAAATAGCTCACCATTCTTCGTGCTGTGTCAGGGCTGATGGTCGTGCCATTCGACAAGTCACGCGCGCGGGCAATGCCCACCTCCGTGCCGCCACGGCCAAACTCTCGCCGCCACGCCAACGCACGTGAGGCTTCCTCGCGGACTCCTGCTGGCGGCGAGAAGTCGATGCCGTCGTAAATGGCGCGAGTCTCCCCGTTCATGAAGAAACTCCCGTGTTGGACTGCTGCGGTTCAACCGGCGGTGGTGCGGCCTGCTGCGGCAAAGCACCAGCAACGATCTGGCTTGCTTCCTCTTCCTGAATCGTCGGGAACGAAGCAACGATCACGGCGATTGCCGCTTGCTTGTCGATCGTGCCAGCGGAGATGCTGGCGAGAATCTGGAGCAACGCTGCAACCTGCGCCCCGTTGAGTGCCGTGTCTTGTAGCGTGACGTCGGGGGCTGGTTCCGCACCAACGAGCGCCGAATCGATGACCGCTGGATCAACGGCACTGGCTGGCGTTGCTGCCTCGGGAGCCGAGTCGGCCCCCATCACGATTCGTGACGCTTCCTGCCGCGTCAGCGTCGGATACGCAATGACGAGCAGTTCGATGGCCGAGGACCGCATCAACGTGCCGGCAGAGACTTTTGCCAGAACCTCCAGAACACCGCTGATGTTCACCGTCGCGGCAGCGTTCTTCGCGGCAGCAGCAGCAGCGTTCGTTGCGGCCTGCTCCAGCGTCTGCATATTCATCTGGACGAATCGTTGCTCGCCGCCAGCAACGCGGTTCTTGCCTTCGGCCGTCCTCACCTCGTTGACGCACAACCACCCGTCTTGCAAACCGCTGTGGTAGTACGCGGCTCGCCCGGCAGCATCGCCTCGCATCAATGCCGTGGCGTCGAACTCCGGGTAGAAACCAGCTTCGCGGTCACGGTAGGTGAGTAGATCGCGGCTGATCGTCGTCTCAAAGCGACGGATCCAAGCCATCATCGTGTAGGTCAGAAAGTCCAGCCCCTGCTGCTCGATGTTGTTGTTCGTGCTGCGATCAAGCATCCCGATCAAATGGGGTGGGACTCCCATCACACGGCAGCACTCTTCGGCTTGGAACTTCCGCGTCTCAAGGAACTGGCTGTCGGAGTTGCTGCCCTCAAACGGGATCGGCTTCAGCCCGCCGGTCAGGATCGCCGGTCGATGCGCACGGGACGGGCCACGATGAACCCGCTCCCAGGTGTAGCGAATCTCGTCCCTCGCCTCCTTGGACAACTCGTCCGTGTCTGTGGCAAGGACGATGCCGGGGCGAGCCCCGTTGCCAAAGTACGCAGCCCCGTGAACCTCGCACGCGCGAGCAAGGCCGATGGCATCTTGAGCCACCTCGTAGGGAACAATCCCGTTGACGCCGTCGTTTGTCAGCCAGCGAAAATGCGTCAACTGCTCTTGGCGATACGGCTGCTGACGGCCGTTGCTCTCGGAGTAGATGTACCCAAGCCGTCCATCCTCCATCCTGCTGCACTTCATTCGCGTCGGGTGAAGCGGGATCAGTGCCATGATTCTGGCCTGCTCCAGCCCAATCTCACTGTCAGACGAGTACACCTTCTCGTCCATCGCCTGACCACTGGTCCCAAGATGAATCACCTTCTGCGTGACCCACTCCCATGTGGTCTGCCAGGAGTTGGGGCCGTGGCAGAACAGGCGGTGAAGCCAGTGTTCCTCGGCCACCCGCTCGCCTTCTGGCGTCTTCTGCATGATGCGAAGGGGGAGATTCGCCAGAGTCTCCCCGATGACCCGCAGGCAGGCGAGGTAGACCGTCGAGCGAAGCACCTCGTCGGCATCCACATTGATGCCAGATGGGTTCCCCTGGGTTGCCGCCAGGAATCTCCCGGCGTCGTTGTCCCACAAGAAATTGCGTGACTCGCCGTTGTCGAACCGAATCCGGCTGTCGGAAGGAGGATCCGAGAAATCCTCTGGAACCCACAGAAGTCGAGAGGACGCGATCATAAGACGATGATTCCAGGCTTGGGCTTCGGTGCTTTGTTCACGATTTGCTCTTGCTCCCACCACCCGAGAGCGAAGATGAGTGCCACAATCCCGTCGATTCTTCCGTTGCTCTTTTTCTTGACCGGCCGCATGTCCTCGTATGCGTTCGTCTCGACCGTCACCGCTGCTGCCTGAGCGGACAGCGCCGGGTTGCCGCCGTGCCGCAGCTTCCGCTCCAGCACCAGCGCCTCCAGCCGCTTCGTCGGGGCTGACATTGCCCGAAACGACTGCGGGTATTCTTTGACGTTCAACCCCTCCCCTTGCAGTTCCACGGCAAGTTGAGTAGCCCCGCTGATGTCAACGACGATCTGCTCAATCGTGTGTTTTGCCGCATAATCCAGCACCCATTCACGAATCTTGCCGTGGTCGATGACGTCGCCATCCGTGGCGTAAATCCACCCCTCTTCAACCCAGCGGGAGTAGGGCAGATGGTCTCGTCGCTCGGCTTCCTGAACCCGATCCTTCGGCATGAACAGCATCGCCTCAACGTCAAACGTCCCGTCCTCGTTTGGAAACACGGCAGACGCGGCCGAGAAGTCGATCCGCTTGGACAAGTCCATGCCAAGGATGCATCGCCTCCCGGTCAGGTCTCCTGGGTTGGCGTTGCAAGCGTTCCACTTGTCGGGGTCAATCCAGCGGTCGGCTGATTCTGTCCACACCCCAAGCGACCGCCGCAGCCAGCCATTCAACTTCGACGGCTTGTTCTTCGCTTCCATCGCGTCGGACGCGAACGACTCCTCTGTCATGGTGATGCCCATGCCAGGGTTGCACCGCCGCCACACCTCGGGGTCGAAGTAGTCTTCGCCGATCGCCGGCCCGTAGATCTTCCCGTAGAAGCGTGGATCGTAGGACGGGCTGGCGAGCACTTGCTCCGCGTACTCATGCTGCTCCCAGCACAAGCTCTGCCGATCGCTCCCGGCCGTGGTGATCGTGATGAGCAGCGGGTGCTTTCTTGAACGGCCAGCGTACCGAAGCGAATCCCACAAAAGCCGGTCGCTTTGCGTATGCAACTCGTCAAAGAAGATGAACGAGTAGGACGGCCCCTCGGCCGCACCAGCGTCACGCGAGATGACAGACAGGCTTGAGCCAGTGGCTCGGTGGTAGATGGTCTTCGTTGACCGAACGACCTCCAACTCACCAGCCAGGGCAGGGGAGCGCAGGACCATGTCGGCCATCTCGTCGTAGATGACCGACGCTTGCTTGCGAGTCTTGGCTGCGATGCAGCCCAACGCACCCGGCTCATCGTCCCCGATCAACTGGTAGGTGCCGAGCCAAGCGAGAGCGCTTGATTTGGCGTTTTTTTTCGGCACCTCGATGTAGACAACGC